AACAAAATATTATTCGGATAACTCTTTTGATATAGAGATATGGGCAAATATTCCAGACTATAATGATTCTGAATTTCTAATTATTGGAGATAAAAATAATGATATTGGAATATTCTATAATAATGGCAATATCATATTCCGTGTAGGAGAATATGAAATACAGCATACATATTCCAATAAGCAGGCAGTTCATATTGTTGGACAATTTTCTAGCTCTATGCTTGCTCTGTATATAGATGGAATTAGGGTATCAACACTACAACTTGATAAATATAAATTTACTAATAACGATGTTGAATTTTTAGTAAATCCAGCTGTCTGTGAACTTGTTGTAGATGCCGTAGCTTTTTATAAATTTAATATGAGTAACATTCAAATAAGAAAGCATTATTTAGAGGGATCAAAAGAAATAAACTATTTTCAAATAGTTCACTCTGATAATGGATACCTGTTTACCTTAAACTCTTCTGCAATTAGACCAGCATTCAAATACTCTTATCCAAAGTCAAAAACATGGAATGAGTTATCTGAAGGGGATATTATTGTCTCATCTGACGGACAGTCAATTTATTTTCAAAAAACGGACACAGCGTTAGAAAAAGAATTTTCTTTTACAGATCAGATCTTTATTCCAGAACACCTTGGCATAACAACATCTCAGGTGTATTGGGAGCCAGATATAAACGGGATTACAGTAGAGGCTAGTTTAGATGGGAATGTATGGAGTCAATGCAACAATAGAGAAGCACTTCCATTTTTCAATAAAAACGATAATCAGGTATCTAATAGTTTATATCTAAGAGTAACAGTTTCATCTGCAGATACATCTAAATATCTCCCATATCTAAACTCATTATATATAGACTTTTTCAAGAATAAGACTGTTTATGCAGACAACTTTGGCTGCACTTTATCTTCAGACTATGACTACTCTCTTCCACCATTTAATAGCAAAACTCTTTCTGCTAATCGGCATAATGGCCTGAGAATGTATAACGGACATGGCTTTAGTTTATCTGATGGAGTAAATGCTGAATCAATTGAAATGATTTTTACCCCCTCTACGGGCAAAAATGTTTTATTTTCAGCCCCATCAAAAATTTATGAATGGAACAATTCTGGAAACATTACAAAGACTGGAATTTCATCTATATATGTAAATGGAATTAATAGGACATCATCCACAAACATATCAGACTTTTTAACTATTGATATGCCACACCATATAGTAATCAATTTATCTTCAGCTTCAGGATCAGGCATTAAATTTAACCAAAATCAAGGGGATACAAATTCGGGCTCTAACCACATGTATAGCAATATAGCTATATATGAGTCAGCCCTATCTGAAGCTAATATTTTAAACCATTATTTGCTCTATACAGATAATCTAATTATGGCAATAGATGATGCTTTTTTAACAATAACAGAAGACAACGAAGGTACAGATTCCACCCCATTCAGACTGGTTGTTGTACAGCCAGATGCAATAAGTCTTTAAAACTTGACAATGCCAGTGACAAAATCTGGACATTAATGATAAATAATGGTATGATTAATGCCTATGGACATTCTAAATCAAAAAGCATCAATTGTTGAAGAGACCAGACTAGGTATCTATGTGTGGGAAATGCCTGACGGCAGATGGATCGGAGACGATGAGGGCAATTATTTGTCTGTCACATCCATGAAAGGTAATAAATCAAAGATCGATGCATTGGCTACTGAAGTTGCTTCATATGGTATTTCTGAGGGCAGGCCTCTATTTCTTTCTGGTCGACGAAAGATCAACGACGAAGAATTTCAAGAGCAGCACCAAAGACTCAAATGGGGACTCACACCAGATCCACTAGATATTGGTGTATATAAAGATTCTATTTTGCGAGGGGGAGCAGTACAATGACAGTTCAATATATGGATGATGAGCCAGCAGACGACTCAGTAATCAACATATCAAACACCTCAGATTGGTTTTCTTTTAAGAAATCAGAAGAACACGAAGACCCATTTAATATTGGTATTGAAGAAATCAAAAAACTTCGTGGGCTCGGAACAAATTTTAAGCGCAAAATAAATCGTGACTTTTCAAAATCATTTACAGGAATCGAAGGCGCTGGAACACAACAGAATTTATTACAGCAAGCCATTAGCGGATATGCGCTATTCGATCTAGTTCAGCCAGTATATAATTTAGAATACCTTTCGCAGGTATATGAAGTGTCAACATATAACTATGCAGCTATTAATGCTAAAGTTTCAAACATTGTCGGACTTGGATATACATTTACAGAAACTGCAAAAGCAAAAGATGCAATGGATCAGATTACAGATGAGAAGGCTCTCGAAAGAGCAAGAGCAAAGATTAATAGAATTAAATCTAGCTTAGATCGATGGCTAGATGATTGTAATGAGGAAGAGTCATTTACAGAAACTCTTATTAAAGCTTATACAGACCTAGAGGCCACAGGAAACGGCTATATCGAAATTGGCCGTACAACTGCTGGAGATATTGGATATATTGGGCACATTCCAGCAAAGACAATGCGTGTTCGTCGCCTACGTGATGGATTCATTCAATTGCTTTATGGCAAAGCAGTATTCTTTAGAAACTTTGGAGATACAGAAACAGTAAGTCCAATTGCTGGACAAGAAGATCGCCCAAATGAAATTATTCATTTAAAGAAATATACACCAATGAATAACTATTATGGAGTTCCAGACATTATTGCAGCTCAACAGGCATTAGCAGGTAATGAATTTGCTGGACGATACAACCTAGATTACTTTGAGAATAAGGCGGTCCCAAGATATATCATTACAGTTAAGGGAGCTAAGCTTTCAATAGAATCAGAACGAAAGCTTCTTGAGTTTTTCCAGGTTGGCCTTAAGGGTAAGAATCATAGATCACTCTATATTCCACTTCCTGCAGATACTCCTGATTCAAAGACTGAATTTAAGATGGAGCCAATCGAGGCTGGGGAGCAAGAATCTTCATTCAATATCTATCGTAAAACAAATAGAGATGAAATCCTATTAGCTCACCGTGTTCCAATTAATAAAATTGGCACTCCAGAGGGTGTTAATTTAGCGGTTGCTCGTGATGCCGATAAGACATTTAAAGAGCAGGTTTGCAGGCCAGCCCAGGATAGACTCGAAAAGAAATTAAACTATTTAATTTCAGAAAAAACAGACGTAGTTGAATTAAAATTCAATGAATTGAGTCTGACAGATGAAATTACACAAAGCCAAATTGATGAAATTTACCTAAGAATGCAGGTAATTACTCCTAATGAAGTTAGAATCAGAAAGAATATGATTCCAATTGATGGGGGAGATGAGGTTGTTGAATTGAAGCCACAGCAGGCAGCAGATCAACAGGCAAAATCAACAGGCAATAAAACTAGAGACCAGCAAAGAGCGGCAAATGCCCCAGACAAAAACGGGGAAGGAAGAAATGCGAAAGGCGACGGTCCAAAAGTCAAATAAGTTTAATCAACTGCTATTTGCGTTATAGTAGATTACACTATAAAATTAAGCATATGAACATCGAAAAGTCACATTGGTCTAGCGATGGAGAGAACCTCCATCTTTCAGTTCCATTCACAAAAGTAAATCGTGAAAAGAGAACAGTGTCTGGTTTTGCAACATTAGATAACGTCGATCAAACTGGAGATGTTGTTATTGCAGAAGCAAGCATTAAAGCTTTTGAAAATTTTAGAGGCAATCTTCGTGAGATGCACGGACCTATTGCTGTTGGTAAAGTAGTTTCATTTAAGCCTGAAACATACTACGACGAAAAGACACAGACATTTTATAATGGCGTTTATGTAACATCATACATTTCAAAGGGTGCACAAGATACTTGGGAAAAAGTTCTTGACGGCACTCTTTCTGGTTTTTCTATCGGCGGAAAGATTAAAGAGTCAGATAATGAAATGAACAAGGCAACTGGAGAAGTTGTACGCTTTATTAAGGATTATGATTTAGTAGAACTTTCAATTGTTGATTCACCAGCAAATGAACTATGCAACATTTTTTCTATTGAAAAAGTTGGAGGCAAGATGGTCTACAAGGGTTTAGCAACAGAAGTTGTAACAGAAAATATTTTTTACTGTGAAGAAAGCGATTCTGTATTTATGTCTACAGAAAAAACATTCGAATCACCAGTATCAGGAAAGCCAGCAACACTTATTGGCTGGGTAGAAAGTTCAGATATGAACAAAGCAAAAGAAATAGATAATATTCTTGCTTCATTTAAGAAGTCAAGATTACCGTTGCCTGAAACACAATTAGCAAAACAGGCAAACGTAGAAGGAGGTAATGACATGGAAAAACTTAATGTAGGCAAAGAAGCTGAAGTAGTTGCAGAAGCAACAGTTGAAGCTCCAGCTGAAGTTACTCCAGAAGTTGATGCAGTCGCAGAAGAAGCACCAGTTGCTGAAACTAACGATGAGTCAAATGTCAATCTTTTTGACAAATCATCAGATGTTGCAGATGCTGCAGCAGAAGATACCTCTGCCGATAACGTTGAAAAAGCAGCCGAAGCACAAGAGGTTGATGAACCTGATTTTGCAAAAATGTTAGGCGATCTTAAAGGCTTTTTCGCAGAAACTCTAACAAAAGCTACAGAAGCAAATGCTGCACAGGTCTCAGAGATTAAAACATCTGTAGAAGCTTTCAGCAAAAATGTTGACGCAAGAATTGAAGAGTTGGCAGAAAAGCACAGCGCACTAAGTGCTGCTGTGACAGAAATCAAGGGCACCATTGATGGTGTTCAAAAGCGTGTGGATGCTGTAGAAGGCGAAACCGCAATTAAGAAGTCCTCTGACCTTGGCGGGTCTGAGGTATTTACCAAATCAAAATCAAAATGGTCAGGAGCTTTCCTCGGTTCCGTAAATGAAATCTTTAACTAAAATAAGGTAGGTGAAATAAAAA